AAAAGCCAATGGCAAGAAAGAACAGGTAGACAAGGATAACAAAGCTGTCAGATGGGTTGTGGACAACTCGTTGATGCTTTTGGTCATGTTTTATTCAGTCGGGCACGTCCTAGAACACCTGACCTTCAGCAGTCGAGCGATATTTGCCGATTTATCAATTAAAGGCAAAGATCGCACCACTGTGCTAAATGAATTTAACGCGAAGCACTCAACAAACATCATGAATCCAGACCAATCAATACACCTCACGTGCGGTGTAGAAATAGATCAGACAGCAATGGAGGCACATGAAAGATGCCCCAAGACCGGAGACAACTCACCACCACATTTCGGGAATGGAGCAATGAAGGAAGTTTACCGCCATTTCCACAAAGTGGCCATGCACATAGGGCACAAGTTGGACGCACAATTCGCGAACAAGGCGTCGGTCAAATTGATCAATGACCAAGCACAGGGCCTGTTGATTGAGATCACGGTCAAGGACAAGGCGTACATGCCGAAGCCACATTCTGTGAAGTTGCAATACGAAGATATGCAGTTGGACTCAGGCTGGTTGTTGACCAGCTGGACCAATTTCATTAACGAATTGTTTGCAACGTCGTCAGCCATGTTGGAGAACCCCACACATTTGTTTTGCAAGGATAGGCAAAACAATTTCAGGCTCAACAACAAAGTCTGCACACAGAAACATGCTTTTGCAACAACGCTGCACGATGAACACGTGAAGATGATTAAAGGTGCGGAATTTGAACCGGTGATCCAACAGGTAAACGTTAAGCACATGAAGGTCCAAATGAACGGCGACTTCAACTTTTGGTTTAAGAGTGTGCCTCTTTACCAGGATGAAGCGCACGGACCAAACCTCAATTCACCACTCGAGTCGAAAACAGTTTACTGGAACATGACTTTTGAAGGTGATGACGGAGGTGGACGGGCTTCTCGTTTGTTTTCATTTCCTGCCAATCGAGAGATCATTGTGATGAATTTGCAAGATTTAGGCTTCTGCGGGAAGCTGGAAACCATGGTCAATGGTAGGATGGAAATCATAGGTGCCCATTTCGTCATGCGGAACGGAGTCACTGATCAGTCAAAGCCGTGGGTGCCGGCAATCAAGCGCCACATACCCAAGGTAGGGATACACGCCACAGGTTCACCAACTTATGCCGACTCATGGTGCAGACACATGGCATTGGCATTGAATTGTGGGTCTCACGGACCCACCCTTGCCTCTGTTTCATTTGCGGCTGCTGACATGCTTGCCAACTTGATTAGCAAGGAAGACAAGGTGACTGTCAAGGAGTACACTGAGTCACACCGTGTCATAGGATTGGTAGGAACTTTCTCAGTACAGGCACTTGGTGAGAAGTTCAAATCACTGCATTACACCAAGATTGATGTGTGCAGCAAAGTGGAGGTGGAGCTCATTAGAAGTTCCACTCAAGACCCGAATTTCAACCACAACGACCTTGGAAAACTCAGGCTTATGGCCAATTACATCCAGGAAAGTTGGACCAAGTTCCCGGAAGCTGAGAGAAAAGCAAAAGTTTTAGAGCTTTTGACAGACCCAGGCTGGCACGAAGCAGCCTGGACCTTCTTGCCAAAAACATTCCACTAAGCGGCATTTTGCCAGAGGTGGTGTAAAACAATAAACAATTTAAAATCTCCAAAACAAAACAAAGATTATTTTATTTTTCTTTTCTTTTTCAGTTTCACCGAGATCGTTGGCTCCACCGGGAGGGTGGGAGGACGTGGAGCCAACTGACGAGCCTCGCCACGGATAAAGATAAGAGGCGAAATGCTACGGCATATTGGCCCAATTGTAGGGCCGGAAGGGCTGGACCACCGTTGTGAAGAAGTCGAACCAGCCAGTTTCACTCACAGTCTCGCAGTGCCAACGTGTTCACCAGCATAGGATGGCAAACGGCAA